ATGCACCCCCGGTGGCTGAGAAGACCATCACGGTCGATGATCTGCTGATCTCCAGCGCATTCGTCTATGACCTTGATGAGACCCTTTCTCATTATGACCTCCGTTCGGAGATCTCTCGTAAGATCGGCTACGCTCTTGCTGAGAAGTATGACCGTTTGATCTTCCGTGCTATTACTCGTGGTGCACGTTTCCAGTCTCCTATCACTGCAACTGGTTATGTTGAACCCGGTGGCACCAGCGTTCGTGTTGGTTCTTCTGCTAATGAGTCTGATGCTTATGATTCCAGTGCACTGGTAAATGCATTCTATGATGCCGCTGCTGCTCTGGATGAAAAAGGAGTCAGCCAAGACGGACGGGTGGGTGTCCTGAACCCTCGTCAGTACTACTCACTGATCCAAGCTGTGGGTACCAACGGTCTTGTGAACCGTGATGTCCAGGGTACTGCACTGCAAGGCGGTACCGGCGTGATCGAAATCGCTGGCATCAAGATCTACAAGTCCATGAACATTCCGTTCCTGGGTAACTATGGTGTTAAGTATGATGGCACTACTGGTGTCACTTCTCCTAACAACCTTGGTGATTTTGTTGGTGAAGCCCTGACTGCCGATGACAACTACGACAACGCTTCTACTGGCATCAACAACGACTACGGTACGGCTGCTGAAATCACCAGCACTTCTTGTGGTCTGATCTTCCAGCGTGAAGCTGCTGGTTGCGTGGAAGCTATTGCTCCCCAAGTTCAAGTCACTTCCGGTGACGTGTCCGTGATCTACCAGGGCGACGTGATCCTGGGTCGTCTCGCCATGGGGGCTGACTTCCTGAATCCTGCTGCTGCTGTTGAGCTGCATATTGGTGCAACTGCTCCTAGCTCTTTCGGTACTCTTAACAACTGATTCTATTTCAGTTTTTATTTTGGGAGCCTCTTCGGGGGCTCCTTTTTTTTAATTCTTTATTGAGAATAAAACTCATTTACAATTATGCCTTTTCCTACTACTGGCTCCAACACTGAGCTACAAGCTGTTAATCAGATCCTGGCGTCAGTTGGTCAGGCTCCTGTAACCACGTTGACAACTGAAGAAACTCTTGTACTTAGTGAAACCTCTAGGTTTACTGGTTATATTAATGGTACTACTCTTTATACTTCTAAAAGTGATTTAACCCAAGGGTCTTATATTAGTGGTACTGGTGTAGAAGACAACACTTCTATTTCTACAGCACGTACTTTGTTTACCCCAAGCGCTAGTGCTTCAGGTACTACACTTACTTCGACCTCAGCTTTTATCCCTAAAGGTGTATCAATTAGTAGCTCTACAATTACTACTGCTGTCACTGTAGACAGTGGTCCTACCGATATTGGTGGTGGTAATTTTACATATACTATCAGCGCTTCTACTACTGCAGCTAATGCAGCTCTTACGTTAAGCCCTATCTATTATAACCATACCTTAAACATCAATCATACTAGCAATGTAGGCAACACTGTTACCCAAGCTAGCTTGACTCAATCTAATGTTACAAGTAGAGTTGAAACTCAAACCAACCCGGACGTTGCGATTGCACTCAACACCCTGAGGGAAGTCTCACGTGAAGTCCAGTCTGAAGGCTGGTCTTTCAATAAAGAATTGGATTATCCCGTTACACCTGATTCTAATAATGAAGTGAAGATTGCTAATAACATTCTTCAGATGGATCTTAACTCATCCTACACTCAAAACATGGGTAGGGATTCTATTAACCGTGGAGGTAAACTCTATGACCGTATTGCCCATTCTAATAAGTGGACTGACGAAAAACTCTATGTAGATATTACTTGGTACTTTGATTGGGAGAACATCCCTCAACCTGTTCAAGCGTTTATCGTAGCACGTGCTGCTGCTATTGTGTCTAGCCGTGTTGTCGGTGACCCAAATCAATTCCAAATGCTTCAACAAAAAGAAGCTTTTGCACGTGCTATGGCAATGGAGTATGAGTGCAACCAAGGTGACTACACTTACTTCGGAAGTCCTAAGACTGGAAACTATTATCAAAGCTATCAGCCGTACCATACCTTGCAACGCTAATGCCAGCAGTAACTCAACTGACACCTAATTTTCTTGGTGGTGTCTCTAAACAAAATGACGACAAGAAACTAGAAGGTCAGCTAACTGAGTGTATTAACGGTTATCCTGACCCTACCTTTGGTCTTCTTAAAAGACCCGGTATGCAATATACTAATGTATTGCGTAAAGCTAATGGTGATGCATTTACAGAGAGTGAACTAGAAGATGCGTCTTGGTTCTTTATTGACCGTGCTACTGCTGGGTCTTACATTGGTTGTATTAAAGGTGCTGCCATCTTTGTGTGGACTGCAGATGAAGGCACGTTTTGCACTGTAACTAACACTGGTAGTTCTTACCTTACAGGTACTAGCCAGAACGACTATCATTTCCGTAGCATTCAAGACACCACAATTATTACTAACAAAACTGTCAACACTGCTATGCAGGCTGCAGGTTCGTATGTTGCTAAGTCTGTCGGTGTAATTAAGCTACTTAATGTAGATACTTCTACCTATACTGTAACCTTGCAGGGTGATGCTATTCAGTTTGCCCCTCAATCAACTGAAACGTTTGATGACATGTTGCTGTATGACTCAAGTGATGTCAACACAAATCATCATATGATGGATGCAATCAGGGCTCACATTCTTGCTAGGCAGGGTGCTAGTGATCCTGATTTTACTGGAAGGTGGTATCTAGAAGGTTACAGAAATAGCCTTGTAATTAGACGTACTAATGAAGCTACTGGCGTTGTGACTAATTACACAGCTCCTGGTGGTACACCTCTTGCCTTTACGTTAAGTGCACGAGGTGGTCTTATTAATGATTATCTTGAGTCTTTTCAAGATGAAGTAACTGACGTATCCAAATTACCACTGGAATCACGTCAAGGTGACCACGTAAAGATCCTTAATTCTGATTCAGCAGAAGATGATTATTATGTTGAATACGTAGCATACAACGGCACTAGAGGTGACGGTTACTGGAAGGAAACAGTAGCACGTGACGTGTCTCCTGGTCTTAATAACGCGACCATGCCCCATGAGTTGGTTAATACAGGTGCCACTACATTTACCTTTGGTCCTATTACTTGGACTGATAGGCTTGCTGGAGATGATACAACTAATCCTCAACCTTCATTTATTGGTTCTGCTATTAGTTCAACATTCTTCTACAGCAACCGTTTTGGGATGCTATCTCAAGATAACGTAATCCTTGGTGTAGCTAACGATTCCTATAACTTCTTTGCTAAATCTGCACTAACTCAAGTTGACTCAGATCCGATTGACTTGAACGTATCTAGTGTACGTCCAGTTACGTTGTCTGATGTTTTGCCTTCACCACAGGGTCTTCTGTTGTTTAGTGAACGTCAACAGTTTCAACTGTATGCAACTGACGCTAGTATTCTTACACCTAGCTCTGCTGTGATCCGTGCACTCTCTAACTATGAGATGGCTACAGATATTGCACCTATTGACGTAGGTACTTCACCTGCTTTTGTTAGTCGTGTACCTGGGTACAGCAAACTATTTACCCTGCAGCTACGTGATGTAGAGCAGACACCTATTGTTGTAGACATCAGTAAAGCTGTAATGGAGTGGATTCCAGACACTGTCGATGGTATGTCTACAAGCCCACCTAACTCTGTTATTATGCTTGTTGATAGGGATACATCTTATCTCTACATCTATAGGTACTATAACAACGGTAAGGAAGATCTATTCCAAGCTTGGAGTAAGTGGCAACTGCCTAACACTATTCAAGCTGCTAAGATTGTCAACGATGCTGTATATGTTGTAGGACAGCATGAAGATGAGTACACCATTGGCAAGCTTGAATTGGATGAACTTCCTAACGGTAATGTCATTGCTGAAACTTCTAGCATTGATGGTAACTCTTGTCTTGATTTTGCAACACGTCCTGTAAAACCCGATCCAGCTGTTGATGCTGTTGTCTACGATGGAACCAATGACATCACTAAAATCTACGTACCCTTCACCCCAATCCAAGACAAAGAAGGAGCCATGCTACTCACTGTGCCTAGTGCAGACAGCGGTACAGATGATGAGCTTGCCTCTGATCAAGGGTATTGGGCGGCTGCTACAGAGCGTACAGAGATTGGTACAGGATTTAGATATT